GGCCTTTATATTTTCCCCGGAGGAAATTTTTGAAAAAAGGGTTTTGGTTTGTTTCCCGTTGTGTTGACAGTATAAGGTAGTTAAAACGTATTGATGTAACCACTATTTAAAGTGGCTTATAAGATACTTACTAAGTTAAAAATTATTTATGCCCAGATAATTCTTAGTAAATGCACCTCCTTTAATTACGTAGGCTGAAGTATTTCCGCCAACTATTAAATGACAAAAATTGTTCTGTTAACATAATCGCATATTTGTGTAAATCTTTTCAAAGTTCTATAAAAATATATTAAAAATATCTTATAAGTCACTCTAAGTAGTGGTTTAATATAGAGATAATATTATAGGAATCTTATGAAAGGAGTTGAGAATATGGCAAAAGTTAAACTAGTTGATGAAAAATCAAAAACTAAAAAAATGCGCCCAGCATTAACACCAGAAGCTAGAGAAAATCAGATGATTTATTTAGCAACAGAATTAGCAGAGCAGCAACTTAGAGATGGAACAGCATCATCTCAAGTCATTACTCACTACCTTAAATTAGGATCTTCAAAAGAGAGACTAGAACAACAGATATTAGAGGAACAAAAGAAATTAATATCTGCTAAGACAGAAATGTTAGAGTCTTCAAGAAGAATTGAGGAATTGTACGCTAATGCTATAAACGCTATGCGTGAATATGGAGGACATGGTGAAGAATAATGGGACACTTAAAGACATATTCAGAATTAAGTAAATTAAAAACTTTTGAAGAACGCTTTAATTATTTAAAACTAGATAACACAGTAGGGGAAGAAACATTTGGATTTGATAGATGGATAAATCAACAGTTTTACAAATCTAAAGAGTGGCTAAGAATGCGTGATGAAATTATAGCAAGAGATTGCGGATGTGATCTCGGAATTCCAGAACGAGAAATTATAGATGAGAAAATATTAATTCATCATATGAACCCAATTTCTCGAGATGATATAATAAATAATACAGATTTTCTTTTAAATCCAGAGTATTTAATAACTACAGTAAACAATACTCACCAAGCAATACATTATGGAAATACAGAGATGCTTTCAAAGGCTCCTGTAGATCGATATAAAAATGATCAATGTCCTTGGAGGCATTAGAAAGAAGGTTATCACATGAGAAATAAGAAATATGCTAATCCAGAGGTAGTTGAAGAAACTCCTGTGGAAGAAATCGAAGAGGTAGTTGAAGAAACTCCTGTGGAAGAAATCGAAGAGGTAGTTGAAGAAACTCCTGTGGAAGAAATCGAAGAGGTAGTTGAAGAAACTCCTGTGGAAGAAAAACTTGTAAAAGTACTCGCTAATAAATTAAATATTAGAAAAGAAAACAGTAAAGATTCAGATGTTGTTACTGTTGTTGAGAAAGGTCAAGTATTAAAGTTATTAGAATTAGAACCAGTTGATGGTTTTTATCACGTTGATACACTTACTGGTTCTGAAGGTTATTGCATGGTTGAATTTGTTGAAATAGTTTAGGAGGTGTTCGGGATGGAAGAAAATCAAAATGAACAATTGAAATATGATGGAAGTATTTTAAATACTATTAAAAAACTTTTAAATATTGATAGTTCAGAAAATAGTTTTGATACAGATATAATTATACAAATAAACAGTTCCTTTACAATTTTAAGACAACTTGGGTTGGGACCAAATGAAGGATTTAGAATCACTGGTTCAAATGAAAAATGGACAAGTTTTGTTGATAATGATGAAATGCTAGATGCTGTTAAAACTTTTGTTTATTTAAAAGTTAAACTAGCATTTGATCCACCATTAAATGCATCTTTATTAGAGTCTTTTGAGAGACAAATAAAGGAATTAGAATGGCGTTTAAATGTATCTGTAGAATCAGAGCCATTAGGAGGAGATAATAATGAATAATGAAGAAATTATCTCTCATCATGGTATATTAGGAATGCGATGGGGTGTTAGACGATATCAAAATTCAGATGGTAGTTTAACAGATGCTGGAAGAAGACGAGCTCAAAAGTTAAAAGGGGAATATAAAGCTCTCACTGGAAAAAAATTAAAAGGAAAAATTTCCAAGGAAGAACCTCATAAAAGAAAAATAACAGAATTAAATGCAACAGAATTAAAAACTAGATATGATAGAGCTAAAAAAATGAAAGAAACACTTGATAATGAAGCAGATTCATATACTTCTTTTAAAAAGACACTTTTTAGAAGAGTTGTAGCTCCTGCTGCAATTGAAGCAGGAAAAGATGTATTGAAAGGCCTTATTAAGACAAACTTAGAAAAGGCTCTAGGCTTAAATAGTGATAAAATTAAAAATGTTTCTAAAGAATCTGAAAAAGAAATAAGTAAAGTTTCTGATCAGATTAAAAAAGACCTAGCAAACGATGAGAAGAAACGAGCAGCAAAAGCTGCAAAAAAAGCTGCAAAAGCAGAAGCTAAAGCAAGGGAACGTCAAATAGATAAAGCCATAGATGCGTGGGAACGTCAACAACAAGCAAATAGAGATTTTGCTAGAGAAATGGCGGCTAATAAACCTCCATCTAATAATTATACAAACAGAGGCAAAACAGTGGTAAAAGAAGCGATTCTTAATGATTATTATTTGCCTTATTATGATAAAAAGTAAAATATGAGTTTATCTAATACATCGACTCCTAAATATTATGATGAGTTTAGAAGAGCCGTAATAAAAGGCGATATACCAGTTTGCGAAACTGTATCTATGGAAATGAATAGAATAGATCAACTAATAGCAAATCCTGGTATATATTACGATGACCAAGCAGTTGAAGGATTTATAAAGTTTTGCGAAAGTGAATTGACGTTAACAGATGGAGAGGATTTGGTATTACTAGATTCTTTCAAATTATGGGCTGAACAATTATTTGGTTGGTATTATTATGTTGAACGTAGTGTTTACGTTCCATCAAAAGATGGACATGCTGGACATTACGAAAATAGACGAATTAAAAAACGTTTAATTAATAAACAATATTTAATTATAGCAAGAGGTGCAGCTAAATCACAATATCAATCATATATACATAATTATTTTTTAAATGTTGACACATCAACAACACATCAAGTACATACAGCACCTACAATGAAACAAGCTGAAGAGGTTTTGTCACCTATAAGAACTGCTATTACAAGATCTAGAGGACCTTTATTTCAATTTTTGACAGAAGGTTCAATTAATAATACTACTGGATCAAAAGTCAATAGAGTTAAATTAGCTTCTACTAAAAAAGGTATAGAAAATTTTTTAACGGGTTCTTTGTTAGAAATTAGACCGATGACAATCGATAAATTACAGGGATTAAATAGTAGAATTAATACTGTAGATGAATGGTTATCTGGAGATATTAGAGAAGATGTTATAGGTGCGCTGGAACAAGGAGCTTCTAAAAATGACGACTATTTAATATTAGCTGTTAGTTCAGAAGGAACTGTTCGTAATGGACCTGGAGACACAATCAAAATGGAATTAATGGACATTTTAAAAGGTGAATATATTAATCCGCATGTGTCTATATGGTGGTATAAGTTAGATAATCTAGACGAGGTAGGAGAACCTGATAAATGGATTAAAGCCAATCCTAATATTGGCAAAACTGTTAGTTATGAAACATATCAATTAGATGTTGAAAGAGCCGAAAAAGCCCCAGCAAATAGAAATGATATATTAGCTAAAAGATTTGGTATACCAATGGAAGGTTATACTTATTTCTTTACTTATGAAGAAACTTTACCACATAAAAAACGAGATTATTGGCAAATGCCTTGTTCTTTAGGCGGAGATTTATCTCAAGGTGATGACTTTTGTTCTTTCACTTTTTTGTTTCCTTTACCTAGACAAGCATTTGGAATAAAAACTCGTAATTATATAAGTGAACGAACACTTATGAAATTACAACCAGCTATGCGTTTAAAATATGATCATTTCATAAAAGAGGGTAGTCTTATTGTTATGGAAGGAACTGTTTTAGATATGATGTTGGTTTATGAAGATCTAGATGATTATATTGTAGAAGTGGGTTATGATGTACGATCATTTGGATATGATCCATATAATGCAAAAGATTTTGTAGATAGATGGGAAAAAGAAAATGGGCCTTTTGGTATTGAGAAAGTAATTCAAGGTGCTAAAACAGAATCTGTGCCATTAGGTGAATTAAAAAAAATGGCTGAAGATAGATTATTATTATTTGATGAAGAAGTTATGACTTTTGCTATGGGCAATTGTATAACGTTAGAAGACACAAATGGTAATAGAAAATTATTCAAAAAACGTTATGATGCTAAAATAGACCCAGTTGCAGCGTTAATGGATGCTTATGTGGCATATAAAGTCAATAGAGACGCTTTTGAATAGAGGTGATAATATGTGGAAATATCAAAAAACAGAAGATATGTTTATAAGAAATTCTAATTCAGAAATATACCACTCTGATGTATATCTAGGACAAGATTTTTCAGATGGAATTAAACATTGGAAATATATAAAAAGAGAAAGAAGAAATGGTCGATGGGTTTATTATTATAAAGATGACAAATATGATAAATTATTAAAAGAGTCGAGTAATGCATATGCTAATAAAAAAATAGCAGTAAATAATTATTATGATGCTAAGAAGAGATATGATTCTTTAAATGGACCAACATCAATGAATACATATCAACAAGCATTGAATAATAAAATAAATGCCGCTGAAAAAGCTAATAAAGCAAGTAGAAAATCAGAAATGGCGGATGAACGATATGACGAATATGCTAAAAAAACAGCAATAAGAAGAATAAGCGGCAAAAAATTAGTAAAAATTTTAAATACTTCTAGTAAGATAATTGCTAAAGGTAAAAATACTTCTAGTAAGATAATTGCTAAAGGTAAAAAAATTCTTAGCTCATTATTTAAATAATACGAAATAAAGGAGGAAATTCAAAATGGAAAATAATTTTGGTTTTAGAATCAGAAAAGCTTGGAATGCCTTTATGAATCGTGATAAATCTATAGTTGAATACTCTAATGGTTCTTATTATCGTCCAGATAGAATTCGATTGACTAGAGGTAATGAACGTTCAATAATTACAGCAGTAGTCAATAAGGTTGCATTAGATGTAGCTTCTTTAGATTTATGTCATTGTCGTTTAGATGACAACGATAGATTCAAAGAAGTATTAAACACTTCTTTAAATGAATGTTTAACAATAGAAGCTAATCTAGATCAAAGTTATAGAGCATTTGTCCAAGATATAGTTATGACAATGTTAGACGAAGGTTGTGTAGCAGTTGTTCCTGTAGATACAGCTACTAATCCAAATGAATCTGAATCTTTCGAAATACTTTCAATGAGAGCAGGAAGAATAGTAAATTGGTATCCAGGAGCTGTTAGAGTTAGTTTATATAACGAAAGAAGAGGAATCAGGGAAGAAATAGTTATTCCTAAAAGAAAAGCTGCTATTATAGAAAATCCTCTATATGCTGTAATGAATGAACCAAACTCAACATTACAACGACTTGCTAGAAAATTAATATTATTAGACATTATAGATGAACAAAGTGGTTCTGGTAAATTGGATTTAATAATTCAATTACCATATACAATAAAATCACAGGCTAGAAGAGATCAAGCTAATGAACGTAGAGCTGAAATAGAAAGACAATTGCAAGGTTCCAAATATGGTATAGCATATACCGATGGAACTGAAAAAATTACTCAATTGAATAGACCAGTAGAAAATAATCTAATGAAACAAATCGAATATTTAACGAGTATGCTATATAGCCAGTTAGGTATTTCGCAGGAGGTCTTAGATGGTACTGCTGATGAAAAAATAATGAATAATTATTATACAAGAACAATAGAACCTATAATAAACGCTATTGTTGATGAAATGAATCGAAAATTCATTAGTAAAACAGCTAGAACACAAAAACAAAAAATTTTGTATTTTAGAGATCCATTCAAGTTGATACCTATAAGTCAAATGGCTGATATCGCTGATAAGTTTACTAGAAATGAAATTTTATCATCTAATGAAATTAGACAAATTGTTGGTCGTAAACCATCTAATGATCCAAAGGCCGATCAATTATGGAATAGTAACATATCTCATCCTAAAGAAGAAGAGCCTAATGTAAACAATGATCAGGTCGATCAGCCAAACAAAACCAATATTGAAAAGGAGGAAATTCAAAATGGAGTATGATTTTGGTGGATGGGCTACCAGAAATAACATTAAATGTTCTGACGGTAGAACTATCATGAAAGATGCTTTTATAGAAAACGATGGACAAAAAGTTCCATTAGTATGGAATCATCAACATGACGATCCAAGTGAAGTTTTAGGTCATGCTTTACTAGAAAATCGTGAAGAAGGAGTTTATGCTTATTGTAAATTCAATGATACAGAATCTGGTAGACAAGCTAAAGCTTTGGTTGTTAATGGTGATGTAGACAAGTTATCTATATATGCAAACAAACTAAAATCTCAGATGAATAATGTTGTTCATGGTTGCATTAGAGAAGTAAGTTTAGTTCTTGCTGGTGCAAATCCTGGTGCATTTATAGATTCAGTTATTACTCATAGTGATGAATCTGGCGATGAAGAAGAAGCTGTAATATATACAGAAGAAGATATCGAAATCGCACATAATGATGAATCTGAAGAGACAAAAGAAGAATCTGTAGAATCTGAGGAACAAAAAGAAGAATCTTCTACTGAAGAAGAAACTCCAGCAGAAGAAGTTCCTGTAGAAGAGGAACAAAAAGAAGAATCTACTTCCGAAGAAGAGGTTAAACATTCCGATGATTCTGAAACAATTGAGGATATGTTGGCTGATTTGAAAGAGGAAGATAAAAACATCATTTATGCAGTAGCTGATGAAGTAGTAGAAACTGGTAAAGTTAATTCAGAGAATAAACAATTTGTTGAGCTATTTCAAAGATTAACTGAAAAACAACAAAATGCGGTTTATGCTTTAATCGGAGCCGCTGCAGAAGAAAACGATAAAAAAGAAGGAGAGAAAGAAACAATGAAACATAATGTGTTTGAAAATGAAGAAAAGAATGAAACATTAATTCATTCTGAATTTGTTAAATCTGCTATAGCAGATGCTAAAAAGTTTGGTTCAATGAAAGAAAGCTTCATTGCACATGCTGAAGAAGAAGGTTTAGAATGGGGCAAAGATAATGATTTTACTGTTCTATTCCCTGATGCTAAAAATTTAGATAGAGAACCTAGATTAGTTGAAAAAGATAACAGTTGGGTTGGCAATGTTATGGCTAATGTTAAACATTCACCTTTCTCTAGAGTTAAATCTACTTTAGGAAAAATGAATGAAGAAACAGCTAGAGCTAAAGGTTATATTAAAGGTACTAAGAAAGCTAATATTCAAATGGCTTTATTAAACCGTGTAACTACACCAACAACTGTATATATTAAGAATGATATTGATAGAGATGATGTAATTGATATTACAGATTTCGATATTGTTGCATGGCAAAAGAAAGAAATGCGTAAATTACTTGATAGAGAATTAGCATTAGCTATTCTATTAGGTGATGGAAGAGATATTTCAGATCCACAAAAGATTAATGAACAAAACATTCGTCCTATTATAACAGATGATGATATATTTACTATTAAATATACTATTACTGAAGGAAGAGACTATAAACAAACAGATAATAGTTACTCAGAAAATGATTCTAAAGTTAAAGGTATTATTCGTGGTGCTTTAAGAGCTCGTAAACAATATAAAGGTTCTGGTAGACCAACTTTCTATACTACAGAAGATACTTTAACTGATATGTTACTAATTGAAGACCAAAACGGTAGAGTTATTTATGATTCTGTTGAAAAATTAGCTACAGCATTAAGAGTTAAAGAAATTGTTACTGTACCAGAAATGGAAAATGAAGCTTATTCTGATGTTTATGGTATTATTGTTAATTTAGCAGATTATACAGCAGGTGCTGATAAAGGTGGTTCTGTAGCAATGTTCGATGACTTCGATATTGATTACAACCAAATGAAATATTTAATTGAAACAAGAATGTCTGGTGCATTAACAGTTCCATATTCAGCAATTGTTCTTAAGAAAGCATCTGCTGGAAATAACGAACAACCTCAAGGATAATCAATATAGAAAGGATTGTTTACTATGGCTAAATTTAGTGGAAAAGTTGGTTATATAAAAACCGTTGAAACTGAACCAGGTGTTTGGGAAGAAACAGCCATAGAAAAACAATACTATGGCGATGTAACAAAAAATACTAGTAGATATACAAGCAATGGTAATACTAATGATGATATTACAATTAGTAATACTATTAGTATAGTTGCTGATCAATTTGCTAGTGAAAATTATATGCATATGAGATATGTGATTTTCATGAATTCAAAATGGAAAATCTCAAATGTTGAATTAGCGTATCCTAGAATAATCTTAAGTATAGGAGGTTTATATCATGAAAACTAGAAGAATTCAATTGCATGAGTTATTAGTTCAATTATTTGGTAATAATAATGTATATTATAGACCCCCTGAAAATCTTAAGATGGAATATCCATGTATACGTTATAAAAAAGATAATATTGTTAGCATACATGCTGACGATAGACCTTATCATAAAACTGATAGATATCAAATAACAGTTATTGATAAGAAACCAGACAATGAAGTGATAGATAAATTATTAGATTTACCAATGAGTTCTTTTGAAACCCACTATGAATCTGATAATTTAAATCATGACATTATAATATTATATTACTAAAAAGAGGAGGAAATTAAATGTCAAAGATTAAATGGGATCAAACTGGAGAAAGATTCTATGAAACTGGTGTCAGTAAAGGTGTTTTATACCCATATGACACTACTGGTTATGGAACAGGTGTTGCTTGGAACGGTTTAACAAACGTTTCTGAATCACCAGAAGGAGCTGAAGCAACTCCTTTATATGCTGATAACATTAAATATTTAAATTTAATGTCTACAGAAGAATTTAAAGCTACTGTTGAAGCTTATACTTATCCTGATGAATTTGCTGCATGTAATGGTGAAGCTGAATTAGGAACAGGCGTTAGTATAGGACAACAAAAACGTAAAAGTTTTGGTATGTGCTATCAAACTAAGATTGGTAATGATGTAGATAGCGATCTTGGTTACAAAATTCATATTATTTATGGTGCATTAGCTGCTCCAAGTGAAAAGTCATATGCTACTGTAAATGATAGTCCAGAAGCTATCACATTCTCTTGGGAATTATCAACTACACCTGTTGAAGTTAAAGGATTTAAACCAACTGCATCTTTAGTTATAGATTCAACTAAAGTAGATTCTACTAAATTAGCTGAATTAGAAGATGAATTATATGGTTGCGATGCTCAAGAAGCAGATACTGAACATGGTATCCAAGCTAAAGAAGCAAAAACACCAAAATTATTATTACCAGATGAAGTATTAGCAATTATTAGTTCTAATGCTATTTCAGGATAATAATATATATTAAAGGAGTTGTTTTAAACAGACAGCTCCTTTTTTTTTAATTTAGAAATTTGAAAGGAAGATAAAGATTATGTTAAAGAAAACAATTAAATATACAGATTATAATGGGGTAGAACGTGAAGAGGATTTCTTCTTCAATTTATCAAAAGCTGAAATTATGGATATGCAAATGGGCACAGCAGGAGGATTAGCTGAGTTAATTAAAACTCTAGTAAAAACACAAAATATGCCTGAAATCATAAGAATATTCAAAGAAATAATTCTTAAATCATATGGCGAAAAGAGTGCCGATGGTAAGCGATTCATAAAAAAAGACGAAAATGGAAAAGCATTAAGTCAAGCATTTAGTGAAACAGAAGCATTTTCAAATTTATATATGGAATTGGCAACTGATTCAACAGAAGCTGCAAAATTTGTTAATGGTATAATTCCTGCAGATATGGAAATTAGCGAAGAACAACAAGCAGAAACAATGAAAGAATTATTTGGTGATACTCCTGAAACAAAAGAAGTAGTAAAAGCCGAATTAGTAGAACCTAAAAATTAATAAAATGTTGTAAAAGGAGGTAAAGAGAATGTTAAAAATTACAATACCCAGTAGGGATATGTTTAATGAAGAAACACAAGAGTTTTTGCATATAAAAGAACATACTATTCAATTAGAACATTCTCTTGTTTCCGTTTCAAAATGGGAATCAAAATGGAATAAACCATTTCTAAGTAGAGAACAAAAAACGATAGAAGAAACCATTGACTATATACGTTGCATGACTATAACACAAAATATAGATCCAATAGTATACAATGGTTTATCACCTGAAAATATAGAAATGATTAATAAATATATTGATGCTCCTATGACAGCTACAACTTTCCATAACAACAGAGGTCCATCTAATAACGAAATAGTTACTTCTGAAGTAATTTATTATTGGATGACAGCATTAAACATACCAATGGAATGTCAAAAATGGCATTTAAATAGGTTATTAACTCTTATACGAGTATGCAACGTTAAGAGCAGTCCTGGAAAGAAAATGAGTAAACGCGAAATAATGCAAAGAAATGCATCGCTAAATGCGGCTCGTAGAGCACAATTACATTCCAAGGGTTAATGGGTATATATTATTTTAAGTTAGTTTTTATACTAACTTAAAGAAGCATATTATGTCCAATTCACCCCGGATTATAGTATGTTTCTTTAAATTAGTATAGAAAGAGGGAATAATATGATCGGTATAACCATTAGACAAAAAGGTGATTTTAAAAATTTATCATCTTTTTTGGAAAGAAGCAAAGAAAAATTTAGTCTTGGTATATTAGATAATTATGGAAAACAAGGTGTGGCTGCGCTTCAAGAAATGACACCAAAAGATACAGGAAAAACTTCTCAATCTTGGTATTATAAAATAACAAGATCTCAAGATAATAGTGTTGTAACATTGTCTTTTCATAATTCAAATGAAAATCAAGGTGTACCAATTGCAATAATATTACAATATGGTCATGCTACTGGAAATGGTGGATATGTAGAAGGAATCGATTATATTAATCCTGCATTACGTCCTATATTTAATGAAATAGCCAATAGAGCTTGGGAGGAGGTTAGAAAATAATGGCAACAACAATTGATCAAAAAGTAGTTGAGATGCGTTTTGATAATAGTGATTTTGAACGAAATACTAAGCAATCTATGTCTACTTTAGAAAAATTAAAAAACGCATTACATTTTAAAGGTGCTTCCGATGGTTTAGAAAAAATAAGCGATTCGGCTAGAAAAATCAAAATGGATGGTCTAGCTAATGGAATACAAGAGGTTAGTGCTAAATTTAGTGCATTAGAAATAATAGGAACTACTGCATTAGTTAATTTAACTAATTCAGCAGTAAATGCTGGAAAACAAATAGCTAAATCAATATCTATCGATCAAGTAACAGCTGGTTTGTCAAAAATGGAAGAAAAGATCAGTTCCGTTCAAACATTGGTCAATTCTACTGGTAAATCAACTGAAGAAATAGAAGAATATCTTGATGCATTAATGTGGTATTCGGATGAAACTTCTTATGGTTTCACAGACATGACAAAAGCATTGGCTAATATGACATCTACTGGTGGTAATATTGATAAGTTAATACCAATGATTAGAGGTATGGCAAATGCTACAGCTTTTGCTGGTAAAAATGCTGCTGATTTTAGTAGAGTAATTTATAATTTAAATCAATCTTATGGTGCAGGTCATTTACAATTAATGGATTGGAAATCGGTTCAATTAGCAGGTGTTAATTCTAAACAATTAACAGAAGAGTTAATAAAAGCTGGTGAAGAATTAGGGACAATTAAAAAAGGCCAAGTAACAATAGGCAATTTTAGTGAAACATTAAAAGATAAATGGGCTACTACTGCTGTAATGGAAAAAGCTTTTGGTAGATTTGATGAGTTCTCACAAGCCGTATATCAAAGGCATCTTGAAACAGGAGAACAAGCCAGCGTTATAATAAGGCAATTAGCTAAAAATTATGATGAATTAGCGGTTAAAGCCTTTCGTTCAGCTCAAGAAGCTAAATCATTTACAGAAGCTATAGATGCTACAAAGGATGCAGCAAGTACTGGTTGGATGACAATATTTACAACAATATTAGGAAATTATGACGAACAAAAGGTTATATTTTCTACTTTTACTGAATGGCTATATGACCATTTTGTTGAACCAATATATTCTATTCAACAAGTATTAGAGGATGCATTTAATTTAAAAAAATTAAAAACAATATTTGATAAAATAACTAATAATCCTATTTCAAACGCTATTGATGATATAAATAAAAAAATACAAGGTTCTTCTCATACTTTGGAAGAATACCAAAATATGGTAAGAAAGATTTGGCATGGTGATTATAAAAATCAACCATATAGAAAAGCATTGGTTGAAGCAGAAGGTTATAATTTCGCAGTTACTCAAAGTCTTGTTAATCAGACAGCAGCGCTCGATGCAAATGGACAAGGTTGGAAACAAATAAGTAAATTAACAGAAGACGATGTAATAAGATTAGAAAAAGAGTATGGCATAAGCGTTGAAACTGTAACAGAAAATTTAGAAGATCAACGAAAAGCAGAAGAAGATCTTCTAGATGCACGTCTTGAAGAGTTGGTGGCTACTGGTAAATTAACAGAAGATGAGGCAGAATATTATAAAAGAATGCGCGATGGTGCTGCTAAATATGGTATGACTATCGAAGATCTTATAAAATTAATGGAAAAAAGGGACGCTCGTAGTTTAATATTTGGTAAGAAAAAACTTGATGAACGTGGAATGACTATAATAGATCCAGAAACTGGAAAAGACGTTTATGAAGTTATGGGTATTTTCCAAAATTTAGCAGCGTTCTTTAGCAACATTGCTTCTGCAATAAAAGAAGCATGGAGCGAAACATTCGCTGAAATATTTGGTGTAGATTTATACATGGCTATAAGTCGATTAAACGCCTTTACTGAAAAATTAAGAATAATAACATCTGATGAAAATTCTAGAGGGATGCAAAATCTTAAAGATACATTTAAGGGGTTATTTGGAATATTAAAACTAATAACTACTTTAATGGGTGCTGGATGGAAAATAGCATGGACTATATTTAAAACTGTATTAGAAACGTTAGGTTATGATGTTTTAGGATTTACTGGGGCATTAGGCCGTGTCATTTCTAAAATAACAGATTTCATAGTAAATAATTCATATCTCACAAAAGGCATAGTATTTTTAACAAAAGCTATATCTAAATGTATCATAAAGTTACATGATATGATAAAACCTTTTGATTTATTGCATAAATTAGTAAAAAAAGTTGGAGATGTTTTCCATAAATTAGCTACAATAATGAAAAATTGGTATGAGAAAACAGGTAAAAATGTATTGCATGAATTCTTAACTGATTTAGCTAATTTCTTTAAAGGATTAAAAGAAACAGATAACATACCAAAATATATATTTGAAGGAATAATAAAAGGATTTAAAAAATGGGGTGGAAAAGCTTTAAACGGCATATCTACTATATTTAGCAAAATATTTGGTAAATTAAATATATCAAAAGGTGATAATTTCTTTGAATTTGGTATAAATTGTGTAAAAGGTTTACTAAATGGACTTAAGCATGGTGCTGGAAAAGCTATAAGAGCTTTTGCTGATTGGGCAGGAAATATTCTTTCAGCATTTGCAGGAAAAATGCAAATACATTCACCATCTAAAAAATTCTTTGAATTTGGTCAAAACATAGTTCAAGGTTTATGGAATGGTATAACTTCAATGATTGGCATTGTTTATACTTTATTTATGACTATATGCGAAAAGATAATAGAAACTGTAAAACAAGTAGATTTAGGTTCTATATTAGCAGTTTTATTAGCTGGTGGCATAATTGTTGCTATTTTAAAAATAGCTAGTGCATTAAAAACACTGTCTGGTACATTATTTGATTTTACAAAAAATGTTAACAAGGTGTTAAAAGGATTTGCACAATTAGAAAAAGCATTAGCTGCAAAACTATTGATGTCTGGTGTTAAAGATATTGCAATAGCAATAGCGATAATGGCAGCGACTGTTTACTTATTGTCAAAAGCATATAAAAACGATCCAGAAGCTATTAATCATGGAATGTTAATGGTTTTAGGATTAGGAACAATAGTAGCAGCATTAATAGGTGTATCTGCATTATGTGCTAAATTATCTAGTGGAAATAAATTAGCTACTGCTGGTTTATTTGCAACAATTATAGCAACAGGTATAGCAATGCTATTGATGGCTAAAGCTGCAAAAAATGCTAAAGATTTAGAATGGAAAGATATTGGAAAAATAGCAGTATTTGCAGCCATGATTCTCGCTATTATATTTATAAATAATATAACACGAAAACGATTAACTGGCGGTCTAAGCGGATTGGGTTCAGCATTATTAGGAATAGCTGCTTGTATGTTAATAATGGGTCTTGTTGCTAAACGTTTAGGTGAAATGGACCGAGGAGAATTAACACAAGGAATGATCGCTCTTGCGATATTTGTATTATTGATAGATACAATTATTGGAATGTTCGCAGTTGTTGCTTTAGCTGGAGGATCTGTAAAAATAGGATTAGCTACATTCTTAGGTATAGCTTTAGTATTCAAAACAATGGCAAAAGTCGTTAAAAGTCTAGGAAAATTACCACCAGATCAATTCGAACAAGGCATAGATGCATTAGAATCTTTTGCTGACATGATAAATTTGTTAATAGGTTTATTAGCTGTATTAGCAGTTGCACAAAAATTTGGTGGAAGTGTTAATAATACGTTATTTGGTGTCGCAGCAATGATAGCCGCTATGGCTTTATCTGTCAAAGTATTGGGTGAGATGGAACCCGGTTCGTTAATTCAAGGTGGAATAGCAATGGGTGCTATGCTTGCTGCTATTGGTTTATTTATAGATAAATTAGGAAAAATGAACACTAAACAAATAAAGAATGTACAGAAAACATTATTGGGTGTTGCAGCAATGATAGCCGCTATGGCAGTTGCTATATGGTTGCTTGGAAATATGGACAAAGGAAAACTGATCCAAGGTGGTGCAGCAGTAGCTGCTCTGATGTACATGATAGAACGACTAGTTAAAGCCTCTGGTCAAGGAAAGAATCTAGGCAAAGGACTATGGCCGGTTGTAGCTGCTATAGGCGTGTTAGTTATAGGTCTAGCTGTTTTATCAATGATCGATTGGAAAAAATTAGTACCAGCCGCAATAGCATTAGGTGGCGTAATGGCCGCTCTTGCTTTAGTAATAAAATCTACTAATAAATTAAAAAAAGTAGATACAAAAATGCTAGTTGAATTAGGCCTACTTATAGCTGGCGTACTTGTTATAGCTTTCAGTCTTAAAATGCTAGCTGGAATGGATGCATCAACATTATTAGCTGCTGGAGTAGGAATAGCTCTTATTTTAGCAACTTTAGCTGGAGTTATATTTGTACTTTCTAAAATAAAAGTTAATAAAGACACACTTATAGCTGTCGGTTTAATGGCAGCATTGATGCTATTGATGATACCTTTAATTTTAGCTATAAAAAGTTTAGCAGGTATTGAAGGTAGCGAAAAAACTGTTTATGCATTAGCAGCTCTTATGGGTGTTTTATCGTTAATGATGCTAGCTCTAGCGGTATGTGCTGAGATATATACAATGACTGAAGGTATAGGTTTAGGTTTAGCAATAGGTGGTTTAATAGCAGTTTTAGTTGCATTGGGTGTTATGATACCTATACTTAAAGGCTTTAGCAAAATCAAAAATGCAGAAAAAGCCGTTTTATTATTAACAATAGTTATGGGTTCATTAACAGTTTTACTACTTGTTTTAGGAATATTGGGTCCATTAGCAGCTGTTGGAGCAACTGCTATGGTAGCAATAACTGCTTTAATACCAGTATTTATAGCTTTATTAGCAGGTCTTGGTCTTTTAATGGAAAAAATTCCAGAAATGGAGACATTTATAGATAAAGGAGCTGTATTATTAGTAAAAGTAGCAGGAATTTTAGGTGAAGTTATAGGAGCATTTGTTGGTGGTTTATTAGGCGAATTGTCAAATGCTTTACCAACTATAGGCGAAAACTTATCATTATTTGCTGAAGCTGCATCTGGATTCTTTAGCTGGATTGATTCATTATCATTAGATATACTTGGCAAAGCTACTTTAATGACAGGTGTTATCATGTTAATGACAGCTGCCGATCTTTTAGCAAGTATAACTGCATTTATAAAGAAATGTTCTGGTACTGAAAACGGTTTAGTAATGCTTGGTGTTAGTTTTAGCGCTTTTGCTATGGCTATAACACCATTTATGAAAACAGTAGAACATATGCCTAAAAATGCATTATCTGCCGTTAAAGACTTAACTGAAGTTATATTGATGTTAACAGCAGCTTCTGTGTTAGATGCTATAACAAAATTCTTATCATTTGGAAAATCAGATCTTTCAACATTTGCTGAATCTTTACCTATATTAGGAGATGGTTTTGCGTCATTTGCTAAATCTTTAGGTGATTTTGATGATGGAAAAATAAAGACTATTGAATGTGGAGCAAATGCAATAGCTGCTTTTGGTGAAGTAAGTAAAAAAGTAAGTGGCAATGCTCTTGGGAATGTTGTAAGAAATATTGTATCTCTTGCTGGAGGTGATACAGATTTATCTTTATTTGCCAGTTCTTTAGAAGATCTTGGAGATGGATTTGCAGCCTTTGCTGGAAAATTGAAAGATGAAAATTTTACAGAAGAAAATGTTAAATTAATTGAAGTCGGTGTAAAAGCTATTGAAAAATTTGCTGATATTAACGAAGTTGTAGATGATGGTGTATTAGCAAATATTGTAGAAAATATTATTGCTGCTTTCGGTGGAGAAAGCGATATGGAGCAATTTGCTGATTCTATATCAGAAATAGGTAGTGCTCTTGCTATATTTGGTAGAAAACTAAATAGAGTTACTGATGATGGAAGAAGATTCGATCCTGAACAAGTAACAAAAGCATTAGAAGTATTAGAAGACATAGCATACTATACAGAAGATATTGAATATCTTGGAAGCAGTGGCAAATTCCAAGAATCTGCTGAAAATCTTAGTGAATCTTTAGGGCCATTAGGAGATGGTTTAAGAACATTTATGGAAAATGTATCGGGAATATCTAATGAAGACTTAAGTAAAGGCCAAAATGCTTTAACAATTATTTCAGAAGTTTTGAGCAAATTAAAATCAGGAATAACTACTGGATTAAAAGATACTTTGAACGAGTGGGGAGAAGGTTCAATATCTCAAGCAATAAGCAATTTCTTTAGTGAAATATCTGAAATGTGTGATATTAATTCAGATACATGGTCTGGTGATATAACAAATGCTGGACGTACTGCCGGTATAACAATTTCAGATAATGTTGCATTAGGTGTTGAAGATGCTTTAACAGGGAAAGAAGGAAATACAGCCATAGGAAAAATTGCAAGTGCAATTGCTGGAATATTTGGAAATGAATCTGTTAAAACAACCGCTGTAAATTCTGCAAAATCATTAGGTAATAATATTGCGGATGGTTTAATAAATACTATAAAATCACCAATAAATTTAGCGAGAGCGTACGGTGCTGGTTATATGTTATTTAAAGCATTTGACAAAGGTGTACGTAAGACTGGTGACATTAATTCTCCTTCTAAAGAAGCAGCTAAATTAGGTAATTATACTAGCGAAGGATTTATAATGGGTATAAGCCAATATAGTAGTCAAGTATATGATGTTGGTGAAAATGTTGCCAATGAAGCAAAAAGAGGATTGGCCTCAGCTATATCTAGCATATCTAATTTAGTAGATTCAGACATGAATGTTAATCCTACAATAAGACCTATATTGGATTTATCTAATGTAACCGATGGAATAGGACAAATGAATTCTATGTTTAGCAACTCTTCATTAGCATCTAATCTTGGAGCTATAAGCACAGGTATGAACTCAAGAATTCAAAATGGAAATTCAGATGTAGTATCTGCTATAGATAAATTAGGAAAAAATTTAGGAAACAATGGAACTACATATAATATTAATGGTATTACATATGACGATAATAATAATATTAATAAAGCGGTACAAGATCTTGTAAGAGCTATTGAAGTTGAAAGGAGAGTGTAGTATATGGCTAGAGAAGGCGATAAATGGCGTGTAAGAAAAGGCGATTGTCTTTGGAACATAGCAAAATCAGTTTATGGAAATCCATATAAGTGGACTGCTATAGCAGATGCAAATGGTATTAGCAGAAAGACTGCTTTGATATATCCTGGTAATTTGCTTATATTGCCAGGAATAACATCAGGAACATCTGGCGGAGGAGCTTCTACTCCTCCTGCTACACCATCTAGTAATAAAGTAACTATTCAGTGGTGGGCATTAGATGCTGGAGAAACAAGACAAATGTTTTGTACTTGGACACATACTAAAGCTCATACTGCTGGATATAATATAGAAGTTTATTATGATACTGGCCAAGGAGGATGGAGAGGACCTACTACATCCACTACACCATATAATACAAAACAATGGGGTGGAAGTGTAGATCAAGCAGCTATAAAAATTAAAGTACGTATACAGCCATATGCAGAAACACATGAAGTAAACAATAACTCTGTTCCTTATTGGACAGATGGACAATGGGTTGAAGTAACATATGATTTTAGAAATAATCCACCATTATTACCAGACGTTCCAAATGTTGAGTTGGATGATGGTGTATTAACATGCAGTTTGGACAACATTGATCCCGATATAAATGCAAATCAAATAGAATTTGCAGTATATAAAGATAATACAACAAAGTATAAATCTGGAAAAACTAATATTAATACTGAAACAAGACATGTAAGTATAGAATTTCAACTTGAGCCAGGCGGATTATACACAGTCAGATGTAGAGCTATAAGAAATGGTAATATATATAGTAATTGGACAGATTTTAGTTCATCGGTAAAAACCATACCATTAAGCCCTAATGAAATAATTACTTTACAACCACAAGTTATAAGCGAACAAGGAGCTCAACAATATGGTGTATTTGTTGAATGGACAGAGGTTCCTTCTGCAGATAATTATAGAATTGAATATACAACTAATCCAACATACTTTGATACTTCTGGAGAAGTCGAGTCTGTTGAAACAGAACCTGGCCAAGGTAGTCGTTATTTAATAACTGGTATCGAACTTGGACACGAATATTACTTTAGAGTATGTTCGTTAAATGATACAGGACGTTCTGGTTGGACACCTATTAAATCTACAAAATTAGGTAGTAGACCATCTGCACCAACTACGTGGTCTAATACACAAAATTGTGAAATCGGTGAAGATTTAAAATTATATTGGGTTCATAATTCTACAGATGGTTCTTTAGAATCAATAGCAAGATTGTATATTAAAACAATAGATACTGCTCATCCTGAATTACCTCCAACAGAAATCTATAAAACTATACGAAATACAAGACCTGAAGAGGATAAAAATAAAATTAGTTCTTATACTATAAATACTAATGATCCAGAATGGTCTTATTTATCTCAAGGTTTTATAATAAAATGGAAAGTACAAACTGCGGGAGTAGTTGAAGAATATAGTGAATGGTCTATAGAAAGAGAAATTAATGTCTATTTAACTCCAGAATTAACTATTGACGTAAAAAATCAAAATGGACAATCTGTTGATGAAATTAGTTCATTTCCATTTTATATAAATGTAATGGCTACTCCATTAACACAAACCCCAATAAGTTATTATCTAGAAATAGTGGCAAATCAGAAATATGAAACAATAGATGATACTGGTAGAAAAATGGTTGTAGACCAAGGAGATAGAGTGTATCAAAAATATTATGATCCTCAACAAAATCCTTGGGAATTTATTGTAGAAATGACTCCAGGAAATCTTGATTTAAAAAGTGGAATAAGTTATACAATAAATTGCACAGTAGCAATGAATTCTAGTTTAACTGCTACTAATTCTTCAACATTTGGTGTGACTTGGACAGAATCTTATTATGATGTAAATGCTGATATAATACTTAGTAAAGATACATTAGAAGCTAGTATTCATCCGTATTGTAACGAATACGAAGTAGATGAACAAACAGGAGAAACGATTGAAGTATTAACTGAAAATTGTAAATTGGCTGTTTATAGAAGAGAATATGATGGTAGCTATACATTAATAGCATCAGGAATTGATAATAGTGAAAATGCTTATGTTATTGATCCACATCCATCATTAGATTATGCTAGATACAGAATAACTGCTACAAGTGATGAAACAGGAGCTATAAGCTATGGTGACATTAAACCAGTTTATTTTGGTATTCCTAGTTTTGTTGTTCAATGGAGTGAAGAATGGACTAGATTTGAAGCTGATGGAGAAGATATTGAAGAACCGCCTTATTCTGGTTCAATGATACAAATACCTTATAATGTCGATATAAGTGAAACTGCTAAGGTTGAAGTTACAACTATTGAATATGTTGGTCGTAAACATCCAGTAAGTTATTATGGTACACATTTAGGTGAATCATTCACTGCAAATGTTGAAATACCAAGATATGATACAGCATTAATATATGATTTAAGAAGATTAGCTAAGTATACAGGAGATGTATATGTTAGAGAACCTTCTGGAATAGGATACTGGGCTAACATAACAGTTCAATTTAGTTTAAAACACAATTCTGTTACAGTACCAGTATCATTTACAATACAGAGAGTTGAAGGAGGTATATAGTATGGCCGATTGGACATCATCAATGGAACAAACATATGAGTATTACGAAGTTGATCCAGCTACTTGGAAAGATAAGAAACGATTAACTACTATTAAATCTAGTTCCATAAATAGAGATGCTAGTGCTGAAACTCTTGGTTCTGCTAGTATAGAAATTGTCGATATGGTTGGAGAATGCTATATACGAATATATCTCGTAATAATTCAAAATGGATTAAAAGAAAGGTATCCATTAGGAACATTTTTAGTACAAACTCCTCAAACATCATTTGATGGAACCAATAATAATGTAACTATGGATGCCTATACTCCATTAATAGAGTTAAAAGAAAACCAAGTTCCATTAGGATTTACTTTATTAAAAGATGAAAACATTTTAGCAAATGCATATAATGTAGCAAAAGATCATTGTCGTTGTCCAGTAATTAATACAGTATCTGATAAAGTATTATTAGATAATTTTGTTAGTAATACTGAAGAAACATATATGACATTTCTTAAAGATCTTTTAAAAGAAGCCCAGTATCAGTTTGACGTAGATGAAATGGGTAGGATATTATTTACACCAATTCAAAAGACAGAAGCTTTGCAACCAGTATATACATTTGATGATGGAAATAGTTCAATATTGTATCCAGAGATGACATTAAAACATGATTTATATGGTATTCCAAATGTTGTTGAAATTTATTATACTTCTGGTGCAATATCTTTATATACCATTATAAAAAATGAAGACCCAGCTAGTCCTACATCTATAAATAATCGAGGTAGAGAGATAATTTATAGAATGTCAAATCCAAAAGGACTTCCTGGAATACCAACACAAGACATATTAGATGAATATGCTAAGAATGTGTTGGAAGAATTATCAAGTATCGAATATACTATAACTTTTTCTCATGGTTATTATCCTTGTAGACCTGGTGACTGTGTAAGATTAAATTACAAAAGAGCCGGATTACAAGACATTAAAGCTAAAATTATAAGTCAATCGATAACTTGCAAAAGCGGAACAAAAGTTAAAACAACCGCTGTATTTACTAAAAAACTTTGGAGTTAGAAAGGAGTGGTAATATATGGCTTTATCCGAAGATGTTGTTTCACAATTTGCTAAAGCTATAGTGCCAAAAGAAGAACCAAAGGAATCAACTATAAATGGAACATTTAAAACTATAAATGGTAAGGAATATGTTCAATTAGATGGTTCTGATATATTGACACCTGTTGAAACTTCTGTTGTAGCAGAAACTGATGACAGAGTAAAAGTATTAATCAAGGAACATAGTGCTACGGTTGTTGGTAACATTACCTCTCCGTCAGCTCGAAGTAAAGATTTAAATACACTAAAAGATGAAGTAGATGAGTTTGGTAATACTATTCAACAAATGGACAATACCATAATTCAACAAGGAAATAGCATTGTTCAAATAGATAATGTTGTAAACCAGCATTCTAATACATTGAATCAACATGATACAATTATTAATCAGCATGGTGATAAAATAACTAGTATTGATAATACCGTTATAGCACAAGGTAATGCTATAGAAGCTAACCATAACAGCATAATAGCTCAAGGTAATACTATTGATAGCATGAATAATACAATCACAGAACATGGTAATAATATTACTAGTATTAACAATACTGTCTCTGCGCAGGGAAATCAAATTACTCAACAGGCAAACATTATCTCTCAACAAGGCAATACAATAGAACAACAAGGCAATACAATAGAACAACAAGGCAATACAATAGAACAACAAGGTAATATTATTGCACAACAAGGTAATACTATCAATGAACAAGGTTCTAGTATAACAATATTGAATAGTGCTTTTACAATAGATCAAGGTGTTTTAACAGGTTTATCTGAGATTGTAGTTAATAATTTAAAAACAAATTATTTAAATTCAACATATGCAAATATTGATTTTGCTAATATTAATATGGCAGCTGTTGAAAAATTATTTACTGACTCTGGTATAATTAAAGATTTAGTTGTTCAATCAGGAGCTATTACTGGTGAATTAGTAGGTGTAACAATTAAAGGTGATTTAATAGAAGCTAATTCATTAAAAGCAGATAAATTAGTAGTTAAAGGTGAAGATGGTTTATATTACAAACTTAATATAGATGGGATAAATAATGTAAGTACGAGTCAAACAACGAAATTTGTAGTTTTATCATCCAAACCATCTGATTGGGATACAAATTATAAAGATTATTATAGAATTGTAAATAACGAATATACCCATATTACTGACAATACAGCTCCTACTTGGTCTGCCAATACATATTATAAATTAAGTTCTGTATATGAAACAGCTTTGGATGGAACCAATATTGTTGCAAAATCTGTAACAGCAGATAAAGTTCAAGTTAATGATTTAGTTGCTTTTGGTGCAACTATAGGTGGATTTGTTATAGGAAATGCTTCTATACATACAATAAGCAAAACAGGAATAGATTCAGACATAAATGGTTTATATTTAGGATCAGATGGCCAATTATATTTAGGTGATGCAAATAATCATATAAAATATTATAAAAATCAAAATAATGCATGGGCTCTAGATATAACTGCTGAAGAAATTCATTTAGGAACATCATCTATTTCAAATATTATGGTTACTAGTACAACGCAAGAATATGCTGTAAATAATAGTGCTACAATTCCACCTGCTCAAAGTTCTTCAGATTGGTCTGAAAAACAACCAACTAGAGGAGAAGGTCAATATATTTGGGCTAGAATAAAAACGACTTATCATAGTGGAGAAATAGAATACAGTGATCCAGTATGTACTACTGGAGATAAAGGTGCAATTGGTCCCCAAGGTCCAAAGGGAGATAAAGGCGATACTGGTGCAACAGGACCTAAAGGTGATACTGGAGCCGATGGAGCAAAAGGCGACAAAGGTGACAAAGGTGATAAAGGAGATAAAGGAGATAAAGGAGATGCTGGTGCCAAAGGTGATAAAGGTGATGATGGTGCAACTTATTATACTTATTTTGCTTATGCAACTGATGACATAGGCTCTGACTTTAGTATTGATCCTACAGAAGATAGTACATATATAGGTGTATGTATTACAACAAGTAGTTCTCAACCTATAACCCCTTCTCAATATACTTGGTCATTAACTAAAGGGGAACAAGGTGAGATTGGTCCCCAAGGTCCTCAAGGACAGGCTGGAGCTAAAGGAGATAAAGGAGAAGACGGTGTTACTAGATATTCATATTTTGCTTATGGTACCAGTTCAAGTGGTGCTAATTTCAGCTTAACTCCTACGAGTTCTAGTACATATATAGGTGTCTGTGTTACGATGTCTTCAACACAACCTACAACACCAGGAAGTTATACTTGGTCGTTGACTAAAGGTAATAAGGGTGACAAAGGTGATCAAGGTATTCAAGGTGAAACTGGACCTAAGGGAGACACAGGAGCCCAAGGTCCTCAAGGAAATGCTGGTAGTGACGGAAATGGAATTGCTTCAATTACTTATTACTACAAAGCAACTCAAGACCAAACACAGCCTACCGCATCAACTATAACAGGTACTTCAATTCCTACAATGGACGCTAATACAAACAAATATTTGTGGCAAAAGGAAGTAATTAAATATACTAAATCAGGAACTGCCGATAAAGTAACAGTTGCATTAATAGGAATTTACGGAGACCGTGGTATTCAAGGCCCTCAAGGAAGCCAAGGCCCAAAAGGAGATACTGGAGATGCCGGAGCAGGAATTAATACAATCACTAATTATTATGCTGTTTCTACATCCAACACTTTAGTTACTGGTTCTTGGACTACTGATTTATCTACTTTAACTTTAACTCCTACAAATAAATACTTATGGAATTATGACGTTACAACTTATACCGAAGGTAAAAGCCCTACTGGTGGGGTTGAAAATGCTAAAGTTATAGGTGTTTATGGAGATACTGGAAGTCAAGGTCCAAAAGGTAATGACGGAAAAAATAGTTATATTAAATATTCTGATAATAATTATCAATTTACCGATAATAATGGAGATACTGAAGGCGGTTTTATTGGAACTTGTGTTACTACTGCTTCAACCGCTCCTACAACCTTTAATAGTTATACTTGGACTAGATTGTACCCTTCGATTGGAATGAATAAATGGAGGGCTGATATTTATACTAAAACAAATACTACTGGTAACGGGGCTATTACCGAAAGCGCTTTAGAAAATGAAAGCTTTATAAAATCAATATTAATTGACGATAATAGAACAACCACTTGGGGTTATGGAAATAATTTTTTAGCCAAAGTGGAGACTTTTGTGTATTGTTCGGAAGCTTTTACTATAACTAGCACTGCAAAATCTGATGACGGTAGTACTTTATATTTGAACGGAGAAGTTATAAAAACATTACCTTCTTGTCAAGCCACTTCGGTAACTCTTAATTTTGTTGAAGGTTGGAACGATGTGTATTTTGCCTTTAATGAAGCTTCAGGTGATGAATATGCTTATTTGGGATTTAGTTTAGCTAATCACGAAAAAGTTAAATATATGACTGCATACGAAGATGATAAAGAAAGAGTTGGAGAAAAAGGAGAAGTTGGTCCTGCCGGAAGTACTGGGCCTCAAGGGCCTCAAGGACCTCGAGGAGAAACAGGCCAAACGGGTAGTGCTGGTAGAGGAATTGTGTCTATAGTTGAACATTATTTAGCTACAAGTGCTTCTAGCGGTGTTACAACTTCTACAAGCGGTTGGACAACTGGTATTCAAACAATTACCAATGACAAAAAGTATTTGTGGAATTATGAAACAATTACTTATACAAGCGGTACTACTACTCAAGATACAACCCCTTGTATTATTGGAGTTTATGGATTAAAAGGAGATACTGGTGGTACTGGTAAAGGTATTTCAAGTGTCACTCCATTATATTATTGTAGTAGTTCTAGTACAGCTCCAGCTAAGCCTACAGCTCACGTTACAACTGATAATGTAATGGCCTATAATACTTGGAATATAAAATGTGCTAACTATACAACGCTTTATAAGTATTACTATACTTGTACTGAAGTAAAATACACTGATAATTCTTATGCTTGGACCGACGTTGTAGCCGACCAAAGCGTTATGTTTGTTAATAATTTACAAATAGGTGGCACAAATTTACTATTAGAAACTAATCAAGGTACAAAAAACTGGGGATTTAATATTGGAAATAAATATAAAGCCCCAACACTAGAAGAAACAACTTGGTTAGGGCAAAATGCTTTAAAAGTAACAACAAACGGTATGAATGATGAGTATACAAGTAATTGGTGTTTAATATATTATGACGACAAAAATATATATAAAATTTTAGAGCCAAGTACTGATTATGTTATTAGTTTTGATAGCACTGTAAACCATACTTCTTTAGGAATACAAGCCGGTAACGGTTCCGGTAATATGGTTACTAATTTAACTACGCAATCTGAGACTAGAGTTGATGTTGACGGAGAAACATATTATCATCTTGTATTTAGCTTTAAAACTGCTGATACTTTAACTAGAAGTAATCAATATATTTATATTGCGAGTGCTATGGGTTATATGCAAACTGCTGGTAATATTGAAAAATATGCAAACATCAAATTAGAAAAAGGAAACAAAGCTACCAGTTGGACGCCAGCTCCTGAAGATATTCAAGGACAAATAGATGAAAATGCTGAAAATCTAGAAAGTCTTTCTGCATCATTACAATCATATGTTACAACTGAAACATACGATGCTGGTATTAGAAATACAAAAGAATACGTCGAAACTTATGCAAATGCTAACTTTGTAACAACATCTGCTTTTGGTTCTTATCAAGAAGATTTAAGCACTGCATTAAAACAAAAAGCAGATACAACACAAATTAGTTCTACAGCTACTGCAATTGTAAATGACGCTTTGTCAGGTATTTCGCAAACAATATCAAATGTAGAAGAAACATTTACATTTAATACAAATGGTTTAGAGATTGCTCGTGGGGGTTCTACAATGTCTTTATTACTACAAAATGATAGGATGTCATTTATGAATAGTGGTAGTGAAAAAATGTTTATGACATCTAACTCATTGGTTTTATATGATTTGGAACGATTAGTATTAGGTAATTATGCCTTTGTTGTAAGAGCCAATGGTTCAATAGATTTTAAGAAAGTAAAGTAGGTGAATAAATGCAAACTTATATTAATACACAATACTGTAATGCAGGTTCTAAAAAGAAAAGATATGGAGTTAGATTAACTGTTGTACAAAATTCACAAAGTGTATCTAATAATACATCTAACATAACTGTAACTTTTGAATTAGGTGGGGCTGGTGCATTAGGATTATCAACTGATTACACTGGTTCTTCCTTTAATGGCTATACTTGCTATGGTACTATTTATGTAAATGGTAGCGAAAAGGCTAGTGGTTCAAGTTCGGCTACTATTAAAAATAATACTAAAGTTACATTAGCATCTTGGACAGGAAATGTTAGTCATAATAATGACGGAACTTTGTCAATTCCTATTAGAGGTGTATTTACTGGTGGTACGAGTACGCAAGCAAGTGGCGGTGAAGCATCTGGCACAGTAACTTTTGATACTATACCAAGAGCTTCATCAGTTACTTGTACGACAGCAAATGTAGGTGCTAAACCAACATTTACAATTTCAAGAGCTTCAAGCGGTTTTACACATACACTTAAATATTCGTTTGGTTCTTTATCGGGAACAATAGCAACAGGTGTTGGAACAAGTTATAGTAATTGGACAATACCAACGAGTTTCTATGCTCAAATACCTAATAGTACTAGTGGAACAGGAACGATTACTTGTGATACTTATAATGGGTCAACATATATTGGTTCAAAAACTTGTTCTTTTACTGTTACTGTTCCTAATACAGCAAAACCAAATGTATCAAACCCAACAATAGTTGATACAGATACTATATCAAAAGATACAATACAACTTTATGTTGTGAGTAAATCAAAATTAAAATTTACTTTCCCAACTTTTTCAACAAGTTATGGCAGTACACTAAAAAATTATACATTAAAAATAAATGGTACACAAGTATACAGCGGTACAGATAGTTCATATACTATGGGTAGTCCTATAAGTACTGCATCAAATAAATATGAATTAATAATTACTGATAGTAGAAGTATATCAAATACAACTGGAGAAATATCATTTACAGCATATGCTTATTCAGCACCAACATGTTCGATCACTGCCGAACGTAATAGTACAACTCCAACAACAGTTAATATTACATATTCAGGTACTATTACAAATATTAATAGTAATAACAAAAATGCAAAATCATTTAAGATTGAATATAAACAATCAACTGCAAGTTCTTGGACGACTATCACAACAGTTACAGACGCTTATACAAAAACAAATATAGCTTTATCAAGAACATCGGTTGACGATAGTCATAGTTTTGACTTTAGAATAACAGCAACTGATAGTTATGGCAATGCTACAGCAACTGCTCAAATAGGAACAAGTGCAACTTTAATAAACTTTAGTGCTGATGGTACTGCAATTGCTTTTGGTAAAGCAAGTGAAAGTTCAAATACTTTTGAGTGTGCTTTAGATGCTAATTTTACAGGTAATGTTAATCAAATAGGCGATTTAAGTAGTTTAAATACTACAGCAAAAACAGATACTGTTAGTGCCATTAACGAATTAGTAACAAATATAACTGGAATTAAAACAAATAAAATATTATGGCAAGGCAGTAGCTATATGAATGAAGCACAAGAATATACATTTAGTGATAATGTTCAAAATCAACCAAATGGCATAGTTCTTATTTGGTCTGCATATAATAACGGAGCAGCTGCTAATTGGAACTGGACTTTTACATTCGTACCAAAATATTGGGTTGCAAATCATAACGGTAATGGTGTTACTTGTACTATGTTTGGTTCTAGTTTTAGTACAGCAGGTTGTAAATATGTTTATGTTACTGATACTACAATACGTGGTAATGCTGCTAATACACAAAGAGGTACAGCAAGTGGAATTACTTATTATAATGATTTATATGTTTTAAGATATGTCGTAGGTGTGTAATAACAGTACAGTTTAAAAAATAGAAAGGGTGGTAAAATGGATTGGATAGCGATTGCACGATCAATATCTGAATTAGGTATTTTAATAGTAATAGCTGGAATATTTTTATGGATTGTATTAAAAAAAGATAAAAAACAAGATGAATTCAACGATAAACTATTTAAAACGTTAATGGAACAAATGAAAGCTTGCTCAGCTGGTCATGTTTTAACTCCAGAAGAAGATAAAATAGCAATTAAGATAGATAATACGCTTAATTCTTATCTACAAACAGCTGTAACAGATTTAGGTGCTAGTCGTGCTTTTTTAGCTCGTTATCATAATGGTGGAAAGGATATGAATTCAATATCTTTTCTTAAAGTTAGTATAACAAACGAAGCTGTTAATCATGGATACAGTATGATAATGAGCGATTTTCAAAATCAATTTAGAGCAATGGTAGGATATCCAGTAAAACAAATAGACATAACTGGTCATTGTTTAGTACAAAATTTAGATGAAATAAAAAATGTCGATATTGGTACGTACGAATTATTAAAAGCAAGAAAAGTACGTTCCTTCTATTGTCACAAAGTAACTAATCAGGATGGTTATGTTGTTGGTGCTTTGTGCATATTATATAATAACGATAATAAAACACAAGAAGATCCAGAAAAGATTGATCAATATATTAGTCATATGGCTGATAAAATGTCTGGTGTTTTAAAGATTGAAGAAAAATAGAGAGGAAAATCAAAATGGAAAAAATATTAGAATTTATAGCAAATCTTTTTTTAACAGATGGAATTATTATAGCTGTTGCAGCATTTGTAATAGGCGAAATAATTAAAGGATTTAAAAAAGTTCCAAACAATATTATTCCTTTAGTTGCCGGTATAGTTGGTATTATACTAGGAATAGCAATACCAAATGTATTCCCTGGTAAAGATATTGTAACATCTGGTGTTTTAGGCTTAGCTTTAGGTTGGGCTGCAACAGGTGGTTTTGAAACCATTAAAAATTTAAAAAACAAGTAATTTATATTTTTAGAAAGGAGTCTTATTATGTTTAAAATTGAAGGACATCATATATCTGTAACTAGAGGTGATAGCATGACTATAGCTTTAAATGTTAGTAAAAAAGATATGAACGATGGAGAATTTATATTTAAACCTGGTGATATTATAGAAATAGGTATATATGAAGCTAAAGGTTTAAATAAAGAACCCCTTTTAGATAAAGAAGTTGAAATAAACGAAAATACTAATAGTGTAGACATTCCTTTAAGTTCTTTCGAGACATCTATTGGAGAAATGAGTAATAAACCTATAGATTATTGGTACGAAATACAATTGAACAGAGAACAAACCATTATTGGATACGATGACAATGGCCCTAAGGTATTTACGTTATATCCTGAGGGTGAGGTTATAAAATGAGCAATGATTTAATAGTTGATATTTCTACAAATAATGAATTAAATGTTGAAATATCTAATCCTAACGAATTAAATACAGAATTATCTGATAACAATAACATTGAAGGATCATTATATCCTAAAGGTCCAAAAGGAGACAAAGGTGACCCCGGAGAAGCCGGTGCACAAGGTCCAAAAGGAGACAAAGGTGATCCCGGAGAACCAGGCCCTCAAGGTCCTAAAGGAGACAATGGCGATAAAGGCGATAAAGGCGATACTGGCGAACAAGGAGAAATAGGCCCTCAAGGTCCACAAGGAATTCAAGGTATACAAGGCCCTAAAGGTGACAAAGGTGACACCGGAGAACAGGGTATTCAAGGTCCTCAGGGCGAACAAGGTATACAAGGAGAACAAGGTCCAAAAGGAGACAAAGGTGATAAAGGAGACCCTGGAGAACAAGGTCCTCAAGGTAAATCCTTTGTAATAAAGAAAACATACTCTACTATTCAAAATATGATCGATGACTATGATAATATGGAAATAAATGATTATGTAATGATTAGTGGTGATATAGAGCACGAAGATAACGCTAAAATGTTTACAAAATTAAATACTGAAGACCCTAATTATAGATGGTATTATATTGCTGATTTCTCTGGTGCAAGAGGTATACAAGGCCCTAAAGGAGACAAGGGTGACAAAGGAGATCCTGGTCCAATAGGCCCTCAAGGTGAACAAGGTATACAAGGTATTCAGGGTCCTAAAGGGGATACCGGAGAAACAGGGCCTAAAGGAGATACCGGAGAACAAGGCGCTCAAGGTATTCAAGGTCCTCAGGGTGAACAAGGTATTCAAGGGCCTAAAGGTGATACCGGAGAACAAGGAATACAAGGTATTCAAGGGCCTAAAGGAGATACCGGAGAAACAGGTGCAACTGGTCCACAAGGATATACACCAGTAAAAGGAATTGATTATTTTACTCAACAAGACATAGAAAGTTTAAATATACCTCATAAAATGGCTATTTTAAAATATGGCATATCTACTTGGGCAGATTTTATGGAAGTTTATCAAGAGAATGCTGTTGTATATTGTAGAGCTAGTTCTAGCGCTAATCCTGCCACTGGTAGTCAAACAAGAATGGCTTTTATGGCGTATGTAAACAATGCTGAAAATCCAACAAATGTTGAATTTCAATATTATAGAAGTGTTAATCAACATAGTATTACACAACAAGGCGATCAAGTATACATATATAAATTAGACAAAAATAGTGGTTGGTCTGTAACTGTTAGAGAAGCTATGTCTAAAATAGCTGTTGGAACAGGTCTAACTAGTTCATATGCAAAAGGTATACTTACATTATCAAGTACTGTAGATGTAAGTGATAAGTTAGATGCAAATAAAGTTAAAGTAACAACATCAACAACAAGTGGCGATATATATGATGTTACTTATATAAATAGTGCGTTAGGCGATATAGAAAGTTTGTTAGGAGGTATTTAATATGAGTATTGCAAGTGAAATAGCAAGATTGCAAAACGCTAAAGCTAATATTAAAACAGCAATAGAAGCTAAAGGTGTAGAAATACCTTCTAATGCTACTTTAGATGAATATAGTGATTATGTAGAAGAAATCCCAAGTGGAGGAACTGACACACGTTGGCAAGAAATAGGATATGACCAAGAACCTGACGCAATACAAGACGGAATTGATTATGCTAAACAAATAATGCAAAATTGGGATGCAAGTGTTACTGATAGAAGTTATGGTAATGGTTTTAGAAATGACTATAAATTAGTATTTTTTCCTGACGTAGATATGAGTAATGTTACAAACACAGCCTCTATGTTTTCAGGTGACTATTGTCTTATTTCAACGGGTAATATGGACCTTTCAAATGCTACAAACTGTAATAATATGTTTGAAAGTTGTTTCTCATTGAGAAAATTTGGAGATATACTTGTAAAAAATTATGCTTATTCAAATAATATGTTTAATGGGTGTAGAGCATTGGAAGAAGTGGGTATAATAAAAATTGCAAATAGTTATAATAGTTCCTCTATGTTTTATAATTGCACTTCATTAAAAGAAATAAAAAATGTTTATTTTGTTGCTACATCACATAGTTCAACAAATTTATTTGCAAATTGTCCTAGTCTTTCAAATAATTCATTAAAGAAAATTTTAATAGCATTAAATGGTTTAACAGCACAATCATCAAGTAATAAAACCTTAAAATACTTCGGATTATCACAAACACAAGCTGAATTATGTACAACTTTTGATGAATGGACCGATTTAGCAAACGCTGGTTGGACAACTGGGTATTAAAAATAGATTAAATTTTATCGTAAAAAAATATTTAATATTTATTGAATTAACAATAAAGAAAGGAGAAATAAATATGATAAAATATCAAAGAGCCTATTTTCCAAGTAAAAAAGTAAGTTTATCTCAAGGTTATGGTTTGCTTTCATATTCACATAAACATACTTACGCTTTGGATTTAGGAGGTTCACAAAAATTATTTGCACCATTTGATTGTATCGTAAAGAAAGTATATGCGCCAAAGAAGAAAAACGGAGAATTAGATATAAGTCATTCTTTTGAAGTATGGTTAGTAAGTAAGAATAATGTGTTATGTGCTAATGGTTATTATGGAAAATTAACAGTTGCTATAACACATCCAAAAGAAATATATAAATTAAAAGCTGGTCAAGAGTTTAAACAAGGTGCTAGTTTAGGAATAGACACATCTGAAATGACTGGTGTTAGAACAGGAAGTCATTATCATTTAGAAGTTGGATTAGGTATTCAAAGCGGATGGGATGCTAATATTATTAAAAAATATGGCAAATATGTAATACCAAATGCAGTTCCACCACAAGAATATTTATTTGTAGAAGATACCGCTACAATAGGAAACACGAAATATAAACTTAAGAATTATAAGTTTATAAAAGAAAAAGATATTACTTATAAGGTTAAAGGTGTTCCTAGTGAGCCATTAATTATAAGGTCTTTACCATGGCCTTCAGGAAAGAAAATCGGTGAACTTAAAAATGGTGATAATGTTATAAAATTTAATAATAAAGCTCTAATTTATCATTATGGTATTCTTGGATATACTAGTAACAAATATTTAAAAAAATAATTCAAAATGGAAATAGAAACGTGTATTATACATACACTTTTCTTTTTTTTTTCGCGTTAGAAACATTTCTTATTATAGAAGGAGTGATATTATGGGATTCAGAAAAGGTAGCGTTGGAGCTATATTAATGAAAGATTTATATCAGTTGAAAAAAGACAGGGATGTGTTAATAGAAGAATTAAAGCATTACCATTTAACTGACGAAAAAGAGTTGATATTTTTAGTAAAAAATATAGCAACGTATAATGCGGTTATAGACGAATTAGAAAGAATCATAAATATTGCAGAGTTATATAAAAGTGCTAAATAATAGCCTTTTATTTTTCGCGTGAAAAACACCCTTTATTATAGAAAGAAGGAGATGTAGATTATGTATAAAATATTCGAAATCGTATGTTTAGGGGCTATTGGATTATTATATGGAGGTGTATTAACAGTTTCATATTTAATGAGTATGATTTACTTATTGATAACTGAAATTATTGGTACAAAGAAATTTATGAGAAAATTCAAGAAACTTAACAGATTTATATTTGACGAATTTAAAGATACATTAAAAGAATTTAAATCTATATTTGAATTAGTCTAATCATGGACTAATTCTTTTTATTTTCGCGTTTAAAACACCTCTTATTATAGAAGGAGTGACATAATATGAATGTTGAAAGATATGTTGACATTTATAAAAGATATAATAACAGAAATATATTTATAAAAATGTTTAATTATTTAAGATATGTTTTAGGATTTATGTCTGAAGAAGAAAGAGATAATTATTATTGGTATACTTTATGGAAAAAAAAACAATAAAATTTAACCCTTTTCTTTTTCGCGTTAAAAACACACTTTATTATAGAAGGAGGATGAATTATGAAAAAATTTATTTTAGGTGTTATTACAACATTTGTAGGTATTGGTGTATGCAAGAAAATGTATGACCAAGGCTATGATGATGCTACTAAAGACATCAAAACTGAACAAAAAAATTCATCAAAAGATAAGAAGGCTAAATAATAGCCTTTTATTTTTCGCGTGAAAAACACCCTTTATTATAGAAAGAAGGAGTGTTATTAGTATGAAAACAATTAACAGAGATGAAATTAAAATCAATTCAATTATATCTAAAATCGAAGATAGAAGAAAAGAGGTTAAAGAAATGATTTCTTGGTTGAATGAATGGAAAGATTCAAGAGATATGGAAAGAATTTTATTAAACGATATTTTTAAAGCTAGAATCGAAATTAATATGCTTGAAATGAAATTGAAAGTAATGAAAGTTATACAAGGTTTCAAAAATAAGGTAACAGCTTAGTATTGTAAAGTCTACAATGACTTTGCTTTTTTTAAGGAGGTGATCCAAAATGGATTTGCATCTTGTTTTAATTTTAGTATTGGGTATTTGTATAGGCTTTATTTTAGGAATGAAAAAACAAAAATTGAACTATAAAAATCAAAAAGTGACCGGTGTTGTACAGATCGATCACGAGACTGGATTATGCAGGTTTTTTATTACAGACACTACTCTTTCAGATCCGAAATGTCAAAAAATTATATTTTCGGTTGAACATAATGCTAAAATAACAGAACAAGACATGATAGATTCGCAGCAAAAACAGAGTCTATAATGAGTAAAAATAGTTTTTAAAGGAGGAAAATTATGAAAGAAACTAGAGAATTACTAATGGAAGATTATAGAAAGGCTTCCGATTTGATACAGGTCGTACCACCTGATTCAAAAGATCTTGAAAAACTTATGAGAGAACGAGATGATATTCGAAACGAATTAATCAAAGTTGATTCTGTAGAACTAGATGCTAAATTAAAAAAAGAGGAAAGTAAAGCAGAAGATAAAAGAGAAATGATTCGTAATGGGATAACTATTGGAACTTTTATAGTTACATCAGGAATCAGTATTTGGGCGGTATTGAAAACATTCAAATTCGATGAAGTTGGTACTATAACAAGTACATTAGGTCGAGGTATTATTGGTGGTTTTGCACCCAAGATAAAACAAAAATAACTCAAAATAGTAGTGAGCAATCACTATTATTTTTTATTCGCATGAAAAACATTTAGTATAATGAGAACTGAAATGAAGGAGGACTGTTATGAAGAAAAATATATTTAAATGGATATTATTATTGGCTAGCGGAGCATTTATAATATGGTTCATTTATTTGATATTCAAAAAAGATTAAATCTTTATTTCAACTCATTTACAAGAGAGGACTTAATAAAAGTCCTTTGAGTTTTTCGCGTAAAAAACACCCTTTATTATAGAAGGAGAGTGAATTTGTTTATGATACTATTTACAATATTATTATTAATCTTATTATTACTAATTGTGATTGGAGTGGTATTATTCAGTGTATTTGGAGCTGGAGTTATCATTGTATTCGGTGACGTAATAGTATGCGCAATAATTATAATTTGGATCATGAAGAAATTAATATTCAAGAAAAGATAGGCTAACATTGCCTATGCTTTTTTATTTTATGAAAGGAAATCAAAATGGAAAAAATTCAATATTTTTTAAAGAAAAACTCGACTTTAATCATGACAGTATTGGCTTCTTGTGGGGTTGTAACTACTACAATATTAGCAGTACGAGCTACACCAAAAGCTATAAAGCTTTTAGAAGATGCTGAAAAGAAAAAAGGCGAATCATTAACAGTTATTGAAAAGGTAAAATATGGGTGGACTCCATACGTATACTGCAGTTTTTCGGCTATTGCTACAATAGCTTGCATAGCTAGTATAGAATATTTAAATCATAAAAAACAGATTTCACTTATATCCGCATACACGTTATTGGAAAACTCCTTCAATCAATATCGTGATAATATTAAAGATATTTGTGGAGATGATGTAGATTTACTAGCTAGACAAGAAATAGTCAAAGCTAAATACGATCTGGAGTTAGAAGTACCAGAAAATGATGAAGAATTATTATTCTTCGATTATCAGGGCATGAGATTCTTTAAGAGCTCTTTTCACAATGTAATAAGAGCAGAGCATCAGATATTAGAATCACTACATGCTAGAGGGTATGCTAGTCTTAATGAATATTATGACTATTTAGGTATACCAAGATTAGATTATGGTTATCAATTGGGCTGGGGAGATTATGAAACATGTGACCCTTATAACGTAAAAGAATTAGAATTCAATTACGAAAAAACAATGATAGGTGAGCATGGAGATGTAACTTGTTGGATAATAACAGCATCAATGCCAGCGTCATTTGATTATATATTATAGAAAGGAGTGAACAAGACATATGAAAAAGATTCTAAGTAAGATAGATTGGGTTCAAGTTGGTGTTTTAAGTTTAGGTTTAGCCGCATCGTTAGCTAAATCTATATATGAAGCAAAAAGATTTGATGCTAATCTAGAAAAAAGATGTGACGAACATTTTGAAAAAAGAGTTAATGAATTAATTGACAAAAAATTAAAGAATAGATAATTTTGGAGGCTAATATGAATAATAAGATTCAGAATATATTCAAAAACACAAAAGTTTTCATATCTAAACATAGTCCTGAAATATTAACTGGTTTGGGATTAGCTAGTATGTTAACTTCAACTGTATTAGCTGTTAAAGCCACACCAAAGGCTATTAAATTAATACAGGAAGAAAAGAATCAAAATGGGCAAAAAATGGATACTAAAAAGGTAATAAAAACTGTATGGAAAGAATATATACCAGCAGTATCTTTTGGTATTGGTGGTATTACATGTATTATATGTGGATGCCATATAGGAACTAAAAGAAGTGCAGCATTAGCTACAGCTTATGCTATATCTGAAAGAACTTTGATGACCTACAAAGATAAAGTCATTGAAACGATAGGTGAGAAAAAAGAAAAACAAATACGTCAAAAAATTAGTCAAGATGAAATAGATAAAAATCCACCTGTTGAATCAAAAGTTATTATTACACAAAAAGGTAATACTTTGATTAAAGAGGAATATTCTGGAAGATATTTTAGATCAGATTTAGATGCTATCAGAAAAGCGTCTAACGAATTAAATAGAAAAATGTTGCATAATAATTATATTTCTTTGAATGAATGGTATACAGCTATTGGTTTAGAGATAATAAAAGAAGGGCATAGATTAGGTTGGAATATAGATAAAGGTTTAATCGAATTAGACTTTGATACATGCTTAGTCGGTGATGAACCATGCATTACAATGGAATATTCTAGACAACCAGAACCTAATTATGATATGATGTTTTAATACGCGTGAAAAACACAGCGTATAATGAAGAAAGTAGTTCTTCATTTATTGATTTTTAAAGGAGGAAAATTTATGGAAAATCAAAATGTTGAAGTTGTTGAAAATTCTAAGAAAGGATTACTAAAGAAAGTTTTACCAGTTGTAGTTGGTGCTATTGCTGGAACAGGTTTAGTTATCTGGTTAAAGAATAGAAAAAATAAACAATTAGACGAAGTTGAAATTTCTGAAGATTCTGTTGAAGAATCAAATGAAAACTAATTTCAAAATATAGGGAAGTATTTAAATATACTTCTCTTATTTTTTCACTTAATGAAAGGAAGAAACGTTTATGGACGAAACAGAATACAAAACAAATTCTAACAAATCCAAACTAGAAAAAGAAAATTCTATTGAAGATCATAAAGTAGAAAAAGTAGTAACTGGTAAAGTTATAACTAAAAAGAAAAGTGGTTTTCAAAAGTTTACAGATGAATTTATTTCAGAAGATGCTAAAAATATTAAATCTTATGTTTTTGGCGAAGTTTTGATACCGGCAATTAAAAAAGCTATATCTGATATTGTAACTGATGGTATAGATATGATATTATATGGAAGTTCCGGACGAGGAGCTAGAAGATCAACTGCAGATAAAGTATCATATAGAAATTATTATGACAGAAAAGATTCTAGACCAATTGATAGATATGGCAGTGGATATGGTTCATCTTATTCTTATGATGATATTATACTAAATAGTCGAGGAGAAGCCGAAGACGTTTTATCTAGAATGGATGAATTAATGGAAACATATGGATTAGTACGAGTTGCTGATTTATATGATTTGGTTGGTATATCAGGTAGTTATACCGACAATAAATACGGATGGACTAATATAAGAA